GCAGGCCCGCGAGGCGGTGGCGGACGTGTTCGAGCGCTGGCGCCAGCGTGCCGAGAAGCGCAGCGAATACATCGGCACCAGCCGCTGGCTCGTGCAGCAACTGCTGCGCCGGGGATTCGAGCGGGGGCGAACCACCACTGGGGCCAAGGCGCTGTTGGGGCTGTCGCTCAAACCGAAGGACTACGGCACGCGTCTGCCCTACCGTGATGACTGATGCGGAAATTTTTAACCAATTGATTATGAATGATTTTGACCGAACCTGTCCGAGACGTGGATTAACGCCTACACGCGTGCGCGTACACACGTATAGGGAGTTATCCGGGAGCCAGTCAGGTTCGGTCAAAAAGGAGATTTGACGATGACAACAAAAATTCTGGCCCTTGATTTGGGCACGACCGCCGGTTGGGCACTGAACCATCGCGACGGATTGATCAGCAGCGGCAGCGAGTCCTTCAAGACCACCCGTTTCGAGGGTGGCGGCCTTCGCTACCTGCGCTTCAAGCGCTGGCTGACCGACATCAAGCAGTGCGCCGAGGGCATCGAACTGGTGTGCTACGAGGAAGTACGTCGACACGCCGGCGTCGATGCAGCCCACGCCTACGGCGGCTTCATGGCACACCTGACGGCCTGGTGCGAACACCACCAGATTCCGTATCAGGGTGTGCCGGTGGGGACGATCAAGAAGCACGCGACTGGCAAGGGCAATGCCGGCAAAGCCGAAATGATCGCGGCCGCGAAAGCCCGGGGCTTCAACCCGGAAGATGACAACGAAGCGGATGCCCTGGCACTGCTGGACTGGGCGCTGGCCCAAGGGGGTGTGCAATGAGAACCCATGCAGCCTTCCACGTCCCCTGCGCTCGTCGGGCCGACTCACGCCGCAGTCGCCGGCCAGCAGCGATGAACTGCGCTCGATGCGCGCCGCCGCCTGGCACAAGCAGGGCATCGTCGTCATCCCGCTCGACGAGATCTACAACGACTGGGATCGCCAGTTTCTGACTGGCATCGCCACCCGACTCTACGGCGCGCGCACGGCAACGACGAAGCAGAGCCACCCCTGGCGCGAAGGCGAAGTGATCGACCGGGGCGATGGCGAAACCTGGACGGTGATCGCCGCCACCGCCAAGGTCGTCACCGTGCGGCGTGACCGCGATGGGGCACTGGCCACGCTCGGGCAACTCGGGGAGGGCCGGCCATGACCAAGAAGACGCAACGCGCCAAGGCCCGTGCCGAGAAGAAACCGCGTGTCGGTGAAGAGCAGATCCGTCCCGATGGCAGCGTGATCCGCTACGTCCGCGAGGAGGATGACGATCAGAAACCGGCCGAGCACTACCGCACCGTCGACACGCTCGCGCTGATGCTCAGAAACGGCAGCATCACCGGTGCCATGCACGACGCGGGCCAGCAGTTCTCGCAGGACTTTGTGCGAGCGTTCGGCAGCGGCATGGTGACGGCCCGGCTCGATGGCATGCCGGGCGGCACAGCACCCGGCGAGATGATGGTCGAGCGAAATGCCAGTGCGGCCCGTGCGGTGCGGCAGGCACTCGATGCCGTTGGTGGCAGTGGCAGCCCGGCCGGGTCGGCGCTTTGGTTTGTGGCGGGGTTGGGGCTGTCGGTACGGGATTGGGCGTTGCGCTTGGGCTGGAGTGGCAAAGCCATGTCCAAGGAAGAAGGCAAGGGCATCTTCATCGCCGCCCTGGGGGTGCTGGCGCGGTACTATGGCTACGTGCGTGAAATCAGACTACGTCAGCCGCCGCCCAGTGAATTTGCCCGGCCGGGCTAATTGACGGATAATCTCGGACGTCACCCCCGTGCGGGTGGCGTTCGATCTGGAGCAAGTTAATGAAACCTGCAGCATTCAAAGCGACCCCGAAGTTAGGTGTGGAAGCCAGCCGAGCCTTGTTGAAGGCCGTCGGCGGCGTCACTCTGACTGAAAAACGCCGCTGCGAGCTGGCGTCGCTGGCCGAGTCTGCTCGCCTCGCTTTTGCCCGGCCGTTGCCTACCAAGGCGAATGGCCATTGATCGAAACGGCCTTACCCTTCGACACATCCGCGATGTTGAAGACGAGGTTCTGAAGCAGTTCTCTTGCGGTCGCACCCAACTTGACGAATTCCTGCACGATGATGCGCGTGACTACGATGCGCATGGCCTGACCAGCACGGTCGTGGCCTTTGCTGACAACTACGATATCCCGGTCGCCTATTTCAGCCTGACGGCGGACTCCGTGCATCTGAGCAGTGGCGAGCGTACCGATCTGGGCCTGCCCTTTGATGTGCCGATCAGCTACTACCCGGCCGTCAAGATCACCAAGCTCGCCGTGATGTCCGAACTCCAGCGCAGCGGCATCGGCGAGGCACTCATTGATCTGATCTGCGGTATCGTCTCCACCGCGCCATTCGCTGTGCGCTTGCTGACCGTCGATGCCGTAAATCAGGAAGCGGTGCTGAACTTTTACCAGCGCACCGGCTTCCTCGAGAGCCTTTCGGAAAAGAAAGAGCGCCAGAGCCAGAAGGTGCGCGACACCATTCTGATGTTCAAGGATCTGTACCAGTAGCGCGCAGAAAAATTTTGCATGCCGACACCAAAAACCTACTTGAATGGTGGCATGCCACAAGGTAAGCTCTTCACCTACTTCTGACACTTGCGCCCACCCGATTCGTTCCGGTGGGCGTTGTGCTTTCTGGGCCTGGTCATCCCCGCGCCCCGCCTTCTCCAACTCCGGAGACTCCCTCATGAAACTCATCATCACCCGCCCGGTGGTCATCGCCGGCGCTGGCGGCGTGCGCTCGTTCGTTCCTGGCCTGTCGGTCGAGGTCGACGCGCCGACCGCCCAGCAGATCTTGGCGCAGCAAGCCGGCATTGCTGCCGAACCTGCCGCCCAAGCTGACACTCCTGCCACCCCACGCCGCAAGAAAGCCGCCGATGCTGAAACTTGATGTCTCCGCCGACGTGGCCAAGGCGACCGAGTACCTGTCGGAAGTGGCACAACAGCACATCCCGGACGCCGCCGCCAAAGCGCTGACCCGCACGGCCTTCGATGCCCGTGACGCGGTGCGCGACGGTCTGCCCGAGCGCTTCAATCTGCGCCGGCCGTGGATCAGCCGGGGCATCGGCGTCACACCGGCCAAGCCACGCACGCTGATGGCCGAGGTCTGGTCGCGGGATCGCTTCATGGCGCTACAGGAAACCGGCGGCACCAAGACCGGCAAGCTGGCGATCCCAGTCGGCCCGATGGCAGAGAAAGCCAAAACCCGTGTCATCCCCAAGAGCCAGTGGCCGGGCCAAGTGATGGCGAAGAAGAACGTCTTCTACCGTGCCGGTGCCGTGTTCGAGCGCCGCGACGAAAAACGCATCCTGGCCTTGTACCTGCTGCGCCGGCAGCAGACGGTTAAGCCACGCTTTGGCATGGCTGACACCGTGCGCAGTGTGGCCTTGAAGGAATACTACCGGCAGATGGAACGGGCGCTGCGGGAGGAACTCACCCGTGCGACCTGACACATCTGACACATCTGACGGGTCCTCCCGGGCCATCTGAAGCGCGGGGGCCGCGCGCAGCGCGAGGCTTTTTTAGCGTCAGAGATAAAAAATCGGTTACCGGTTACCGGTTACCACCCACCGAAATGGCGCAAAGCCAGGCGGGGCTTGGGTTTGGCCCGCTCAAACAGGTGGTAACCCCGGGGTGGTGGGTTACCACTGCCGCGAAACAGGCACCCCATTTCCAACCAGCAAGGAGCAACGCCATGAGCATGTCAGTGCGCGCTTATGCGCAACATCGTGGCGTTAGCCATCCAGCCGTGATCAAGGCCATCAAGTCGGGCCGGATCGCCACCGAACCCGACGGCAGCATCGATCCGATCAAAGCCGACGCCCAATGGGACCGACACACCCGAAGCGCACAACCGACCACCCCGAAGGCGAGTGCCACTCGACCATCCGCCGCGCCCCCACCCGTACCCCAGGCCAACGACGATGCCCGGGGCGTCGATTACCACAAGGCCCGTGCTGTCCGCGAAACCTACGCCGCACGCCTGGCCAAACTCGACTTCGAAGAACGCTCGGACAAGCTGATCAGCAAGGACGAGGTCGACATCAAGTATTTCCAGCTGGCCCGGCAGCTGCGCGACCGGCTGCAGCAGATCCCGCGCAAGGTCGCGCCGGAGATCGTCGCCCTGGTCGTGGCCGATCCGGATGTACGTGGCGTGACCGACATCCTGGACGTTGCCATTCGTGAAGCCCTGGAGGATCTCGCCCGATGAAGACGCAGCCGATGTGGCACCCCGATGGGCCGACCTACGCCGATGTGCAGGAGGTGGTCGGCAACGCCTTTGCGGATGGCTTGCGCCCCGATCCCATCCCGGACGATCCGGTGCCGGCCGACCTGTCGCCCGAGCTGATCGAAGCGCTGGTGCGCGACATGCTGCGCCAACACCTCGATGCCCTGATTCCCCTGCTCGCTCGCGAGATCACCCAGTACCTGCGCTGATTTCTTCGTCAGATCACCCTGACGAACGCTTCAACACATTCGTCGAGGGTCATCGATGACCACTGTCTTCACTCCTGCCATGGCCAGCCGCATCGAGATGTGGCCGGTGGATAAGCTGATCCCCTATTCAAAGAACGCCCGCACTCACAGTGAGGGGCAGATTGCACAACTGGCGGGCAGCATTCAGCATTACGGTTTCATCGCACCGCTGCTCATCACCAGCGCCGGCAACATTCTCGTTGGGCATGGAAGATTGGCGGCGGCACGGAAACTGGGCTTAGGCGAAGTACCGGCCGTGCCGCTTGATCACCTGACACCGGCCCAGCAGCGCGCCTACATCTTGGCCGACAATCGCTTGGCAGAAGCTGCTGGCTGGAACGAGGAATTGCTGGCCAGCGAACTTGCCGAGCTGTCCGAGGCGGGTTTCGATCTGGCACTAACCGGCTTCAGCGATGAGGAGCTTGCCGACCTGCTCGATGATGTTGCGGAAGCGGTTGGCAGTGAGGAGCCTGCGCAAATTTGCGCATCCTCCGATGAAGACATTCCCGATGCGCCGGTGATTCCGGTCAGTCAGCCAGGGGATATCTGGCAACTCGGGTCACATCGCCTGATCTGCGGCGACGCCACTGACCCGGCCGTGGTCGCTGCGCTGATGGCCGGTGACACCGCCAACCTGTGTTTCACCAGCCCACCTTACGGCCAGCAGCGCAACTACACCCAGGGCATTGCCGATTGGGATGCGCTGATGCGCGGCGTGTTCGCCCACCTGCCCATGGCCGCTGACGGTCAGGTACTGGTGAACCTCGGGCTGATCCACCGCGACAACGAGTTCATCCCCTACTGGGACAGCTGGCTCGCCTGGATGCGCACCACGGGCTGGCGACGTTTCGGCTGGTACGTCTGGGATCAGGGGCCGGGATTGCCTGGCGACTGGAACGGACGCCTGGCACCGGCCTTCGAATTCGTCTTCCACTTCAACCGGCAGTCCCGTCAGGCCAACAAGATCGTGCCATGCCTCTATGCCGGACGCGACACCCATCTGCGCGGCGATGGCACCAGTGCGGGCGGCATGAGGAACAAGGACGGCAGCAAGACCGCCTGGAACCATGTCGGCCAGGTGACGCAGGAAACCAAGATTCCCGACAGCGTGATCCGCATCATGCGGCACAAAGGGAAGATCGGCCGTGACATCGACCATCCGGCGGTGTTTCCGCTCGCGCTACCCGAACACATCCTGCTGACCTACTCGGACAGCGGCGACATCGTCTTCGAACCCTTCTGCGGTTCGGGCACGACGATCTTGGCCGCGCAGAAGGCGAAACGTGTGGCGCGTGCCATCGAACTCGCCCCGCAATACACCGACGTGGCGGTGAAGCGCTTTGCCCAGAACCACCCCGACATCCCGGTGACGCTCATGGCCACCGGGCAGACCTTTGCCGAGGTCGAAGCAGAACGACTGGAGAACACCGATGCATCACACTGAACTCAAGCTCGAAACCTGGCCGATCAGTCGCCTGATCCCGTATAGCAGAAACCCCAGGAAGAACGACCATGCCATCGCCGATATGGCGGAAGCCATTCGCACCTATGGCTTCCGGATTCCGATTCTGGCCAAGAGCACGGGTGAAATTTGTGATGGCCATCTTCGTTACAAGGCATCACTGCAGCTGGGCCTTGCGGAAATACCGGTGCTCCTCGCCGATGATCTCAGCGACATTCAGATCAAGGCCTTCCGCATCTCGGTCAATCGCTCGGCCACCTGGGCCGAGTGGGACGACGACCTGCTGCGCCTGGAACTGGAAGACCTGATGCAGGCCGACTTCGATCTCGCGCTCACCGGATTCGATGATGATGAGATCGCCGAACTCTTGGCCGGGGAGGAGACCACGACCGAGGGCCAGACTGACGAGGATGCCACGCCCGAAGTGCCAGAGACACCGGTCTCGAAACCGGGTGATGTCTGGATCATGGGCCAGCATCGACTGCTGTGTGGTGACAGCACCGATGCCGCCAGCTACGACACGCTACTCGGCAACGAGCGTGTGGCGATGATCTTCCAAGACCCTCCTTACAATGTCGACTATGCCAACACACCGAAGGACAAGCTGCGTGGTACCCACCGCCCGATCTTGAACGACAACCTGGGCGACGGTTTCCAGGACTTCCTGCTGGCAGCCTTCAAGCCAGCGCTGGCCCGATGCGATGGCGCAATCTACGTCGCCATGTCCTCCAGCGAACTGGATACCCTGCAATCCGCTTTCCGTGCCGCCGGCGGCAAGTGGTCAACCTTCATCATCTGGGCCAAGCACACCTTCACGTTGGGACGCTCGGACTACCAGCGTCAGTACGAGCCGATTCTCTACGGCTGGCCCGAGGGCGCGACTCGGCACTGGTGCGGCGACCGCGACCAGAGTGACGTGTGGCAGATCAAGAAACCGCACAAGAATGATCTCCATCCGACGATGAAGCCCGTGGATCTGGTGGAACGGGCGATCCGCAACTCCAGTCGACCGGGTGATGTGGTCATGGATCCCTTCGGCGGTTCCGGCACGACGCTGATTGCCGCCGAGAAATCTGGCCGTCAGGCGCGGCTCATCGAGCTTGACCCGAAGTACGCTGACGTAATTGTTCGCCGCTGGCAATCGTATGCCGGGGCGCAGGCGGTGCGTGAGGCCGATGGGGTAACGTTCGATGATCTGGCTGGCGCTGACCGCGATGCGTCATCAAGTCTCGGTGACGGCTGCGGTGTGACGGCACTTCGGAAAATTGGCGCAACCGAGGAAGGGGCGGCCTGCGTTGGCGCCTGATTTGGCGGTGCGCCGAACCAGCTCGCCGCCACACTTCGGGCAGGTCGTTGTGCTCGCGTGGCGCTGTTGCAGTGAAGCGATGTGCGCCTTTCGGGTCGCCCAGGTCTTGGGCAACATCCCGGTGCGCAGCGCCTCAATCAACTGAGTGACCTCCTCGTCCGAGAACAAGATGGTTTGTTTGCGCTTGATGTAGGTCGCGTAGCCCTTGGTTATCACGTTCGGCGGCATCGGGGTCTTCAGTTCGGCCTCTCCCCAGAACATCACGACCGAATGCAGCTTGTCGTGGTCGACTCCCAGGAAGTCTGCCAGCGCCTTGGTGTGCCGATAGTTCTGGTGCAGGGGGTTCTGGAATCGGTGCTTCTTTCCGAATAGGCTCTGCGTCCATTGCTTGCTGTGCTCATCGCCGAAGATCCAGCCCTTCATGTTCTTGGTCTCGATAACGAACAGGCCAAAGCGCGAAACGATGACGTGATCGATCTGCGTGGTGCCGTTGGCCGTCGGGATCGTTACGTTGTTGATCGAGTGATAAACCTTGTCGTCGAGGAACAAGGCGTGAGCTACCGCGCCCTGTGCTTCGCCGAACCAGCCTTTAATGATTGATAACAAGGACATCTTTGATCCACGGGTTGTTTATGCGGTGAGAATGATGCCACCGATGCGCGGCAACGGAGCATTTTGGAGATGTTTATGAAACAGTCGCGGACGATGTCGCTGGTGGAGGCCGTGACCAATGTGCTGGTCGGCTATGGGGTGGCGGTGAGCACGCAGATGCTGGTGTTTCCGCTGTTTGGCCTGCATGCCACGCTGCAGGAGAACTTGGCCATAGGCTTGATCTTCACTATCGTCTCCCTGGCCAGGTCGTACCTGCTGCGCCGGGCCTTTGAGGCCCTGCGGTCACCTCAGGTATCTGGAAACTCTGGATAAAGATCACCGCTGCTGATGTCGGCGCGGTAAGTGACGTCGCGGAACTCGCCGGGCGCATCTGCCAGAATCACGCCGCCGACGGACTGAATCGCCACCCCGTACTTCTGGGTGAGCACCGTCTGTTCGACGATGAACTGGTCGTAGTCGGTGGCGTTGGGCGCGGTGGTCATGGGGTTTCCCGGCTGCTGTCAGTTGCTGTGGTTAAAAATGTCCAGCACTTCATCGAGGCCGGCTTTCACCCGCCCGAGATCGCCCACATGACCCCAGTGGAGGGTGTCAGGGTCGTGGCCAAAGTGATCATCCGCCAGTTGCTGCAAGGCTTCGATCTGGCTGCAGATGGCAGCGTAGCGCTCAAGGTAAGCATCGTGGGCGGTTTGCTGGGTGGTGGTCATCTTCATCTCCTTCGGGTAGTTCGTTGCGATGGCTGTAGATTCGCGCTGTCCGATTGAGAAGCCAAGCGTTTGATTCGTCATTTTCAGGCGTCAGCGCTCGGCGCTGAGGTGGGCTGCCTGGCGGCGGGGCTTTTGTGTTTGGGTCACCGGGCGGCAATCAGTTTTCTTGGCGGGGAACATCGAGCCGTCGGAGAAGTTGCTTTTGAGGGAATATTCTGCCCAGTCCCCACAAAAGCTGGGGTAGAGCACTTCGTATTTCTTGCCTCGGTAGATTACGTACATGACATTCTCCTGGTGGGGTTCGTTGCGACACCCGTAGATTCGCGCTGTCCGCGATGGAAGCCAAGCGCTTGATCATGCATTTTGTCCCTCCGGCCAAGCCCGAATCGGTGGCAGAATCACCCACTTTCGCATCCAGGGAGTCACCCACCATGAATAAGTCCGAACTGATCGACGCGCTCGCCGCCCAGACTGACACCACCAAAGCCGCCGCCGGCCAAGCCATCGACGCGCTGATCGAGATCATCACCGCCGAAGTCGCCAAGGGCGAAGACGTCACCCTGATCGGCTTTGGCACCTTCAAAGCCAGCCAGCGTGACGCTCGTGCTGGCCGCAATCCCAAGACGGGCGAGGCACTGACCATTGCTGCCACCACCGTGCCGACCTTCAAGGCCGGTGCCGGGTTCAAGGCGGCGGTCGCCCACAAGAAATAAGCGCATTCAATTGACCTGCACCTGCAACCACTGATCGCGCTGACCCTCGAGCAGACGTTTGGTCTCCAGTGCCTGCCGCTGGCCTTGCGCATCAGTGAGCAGGTAACAGATCTGCCCGCGTTTTCTCGTTGCACCGGTCACGGTGTAGGTGACCCCATCCATCACGACGATCCAGCCGGTGGCCAGTTTATGCACCATGGTTGCCCCGCCGATGATCCAGTAAGGCACAGAGGAAGGCCGGCGGACGACCGGGTGGTGACGTGATGGGCAAGGCCACCGCCTCGGGCAGCGCCTCGACGGCGGTGACCAACTCGGCCACGCGATCCGCCTCGAACCCGAAGCCTTGGTGGCGCAGGAGCTGCTCGATGCTCGGAGATTGCATGCAGGCAATCTCCCGGGCGGCGTTGAGCTCGTTCTCCAACGGCGTGCTCATGCGGCCACCGCTTCAGTGATGCGATACAGACGTTGGCCAGCACCCGGTGCGTCAGCCGGCCCCGTCATCTTCTCCGAGACAATGGTCAGGCCCAGTTTCTTCTTGAGGGTCCCAGAGAAGGTGCCGCGTATCGTATGTTTTTGCCAGCCGGTAACTTCGCTGATTTGTTCGATGGTCGCGCCCTCAGGGCGTTTCAGCATCTCGATCACCAAGGCCTGCTTGCTGCCCTCCCGTGTCTGGCTGGCCTCGAGCTTGGTGAGTCGATCCGTCGTTTTTGCCTGGACTGCTTGCCAGGAGGCCTCGGCGGCACTGACGATTGCTTCAATCTCGGGATCGTCGACGAGGGCTGTCGGGGTGGCGCTGACCGCGTCTGCTGTCGGCAAGTCGTCCTTGGCTGGCGTTTTGCCTTGGACGATGGCAATGGCCGCTGGCGTGATGCGCCATTGATCGTCACGCTGCTCGATCAACCCGCGTTGGGCGAGGCTGGCGATCATTTTCAGCTTCGCGCCACCCTTCAACTTAAGCAGCGGTTCGATCAGGCCGCCCGTATCGCAATGGGCGCGGGTGATCAAATCGAGTTGGCGTTCAGTCAAGGCGCTGGATTTGTTGGTGCTCATGAGGTGACTCCTTTTTTTCGTGGTCTTGATGTGGGTGAGGTGGCTCAGTCTTCCCAGACCTGCAGACCATCAAGCGTGATCCACAGGCGGGCATCGTTTTCGGTGGCCATCTCGCGCACCGGCAGGCCCGTCTTCAAATTGATGCCCGACTTGCCGGTGTAGTGGTAGTGCTGACCGTCGTGGCGGACGGCAATTGGCGTGTCGGCGTGAAACTCGACGCCGATGGGCATCGCGCCGCGTGGACGATGGTTGGTGTCGGTGACTTGGGCGGTGAGGGTTTGCATTTCGATCTCCTGGTGGTGTGTTGCGGTGTCTGTATGAACGCGCTGTTCAAGCGGGAAGCCAAGCGTGTAGATGATCACCAGTACTCGGATTCGAGCAGCACATCGTCGTCACAGAAATCAAGCGGGGCGAAACCGTCACCGTCCTCTCGGTCGTCTGCCCCTTGGCGTTCCAGTGCATGGACAAAGATGACGCACTGCGTGCCGTGGTCGATAAAAAGGTAGTCGCCCGTCTGGGCTTGGCTGAGGTAGTGCATACGCGGCTCCTGGTTGGTGGGGTGTTGATGTCGATGACATGAACGCGCTGTTCAAAAGCAAAGACAAGCGCTTTCTTCACGCCGCCGGGAAGAAGCCGATGTGGCGGAACTGGCTGCGTTGCCCGCTGCCGTTGCCGCGCATACCTGAGTAGCCGATCTCGGTGATGTCCCGGGCGCTGTAGGCGTGCCCTGCGTCCTGCGCTTTCAGCCAGAGGTAACCGCTGTGCGTCTTCTGGCCCTGGGTGGTGCGCAAAGCGATGCCATAGACGATCAGGGTGGTGTGCTGCGCCCCAATGAAGATGCTGGCTTCAACGTCGCGTTGCTCGCGGTTGAGCGTCAGCGAGATGCGGGTGGTTTCCATGGTGCCTTCCCTTTTTGGGGTGATTGATGACGCCCCTATGAACGCGCTGTTCCCCAGCCAAGCCAAGCGCCCACACCCGCTATTTCGCATCGGAGTCGCCCGTGTCGGAGACTGTCGAATCCCTCGTTGAAACCGCCTGGCAACGTGGCCTCGCCCCGGACCCGATCCTCACTGTCGATGCCTGGGCCAACCAGCATCGAGTGCTCTCGTCGGTGGCTTCAGCCGAACCCGGGCGCTGGTCGACCCGTCGCACGCCGTATCTCCAGGCCGTGATGGATGCCCTGTCGGCCAGCTCGCGCATCGAGCGCGTGGTGCTAATGGCCGGGGCGCAAATCGGTAAAACTGAAGCGGGACTCAACTGGCTGGGCTACGTCATCCACCACGCCCCGGGGCCGATGCTGCTGGTGCAACCGACCGTCGAAGGGGCCAAGCGCGTTTCCAAGCAGCGGGTCGATGCGCTGATCGAAGCGAGTCCCGAACTGGCCAGCCGGGTGAAGGACCCCAGAAGCCGGGACTCCGGCAATACCCAGCTGATGAAGGAGTTCCCTGGGGGCGTGCTGATCATGACCGGTGCCAACTCGGCGGTGGGCCTGCGCTCGATGCCGGTGCGCTACCTGTTTCTCGACGAGGTCGACGGCTATCCGGGGGATGCCGATGGCGAAGGTGATCCCGTGGCACTGGCCGTGCAACGGGCGGCGACCTTTGTGAATCGCAAGGTGTACCTGTGCTCGACGCCGACCTTGAAAGGCTTCTCACGGATCGAGACGGCCTACCTGGAATCGGACCAGCGGGTCTTCGAAGTGCCCTGCGATCACTGTGGCGAACACAGTCCGATCTACTGGCGTGACATCCACTGGCCGAAAGACAAGATGGCGGATGCCGCCTGGCATTGTCCGGCGTGCCAGGGAATTCATCCCGAGTACCGCAAACCGGGGCTTCTGGCCAACGGTCGCTGGACCGCTAAGGCCGAAGGCGATGGCAAGACGGTGGGGTTTCACCTGTCGAGCCTGTACAGCCCCTGGCTGACCTGGGGCGAGATCGCCCAGGAACACCATGCGGCCAAGGATGATCCGGTGCGCTTAAAGGTTTGGGTGAACACCAAACTCGCCGAAACCTGGGAAGACCGGGAAGGCGAGACGCTCGATGCCGAAGGCCTGATGACTCGTCGTGAAGCCTATGGTCCAGCGGTGCCGGCCGAAGTCGCACTGCTCACCTGCGGCATTGACGTGCAGGATGATCGGCTGGAACTGGAAGTCATTGGCTGGGGCCGGGATGAAGAATCCTGGTCGGTGGATTACAAGGTGCTGTGGGGTGACCCGTCAGCACCGGACACCTGGGTGCAACTCGATGCCTACCTTGGCAGCCGTTTTGAGCACGAGACCCTCGCTACTGGACTCACCATTGAAGCCGCCTGTCTCGACACCGGCGGTCACCACACCCTGGCGGCCTACGCCTTCTGCAAGGGCCGTGAACGCAAACGCATCTGGGCGATCAAGGGTGGGGCCGGGAAGCGACCGATCTGGCCCAAGCGCCCGAGCAAGGCCAACAAGGGCAAGGTCAATCTGTTCACCGTCGGCGTCGATGCCGCCAAGGAAGCGATCTATGCGCGGCTGAAGAAGTCAGACGCCGGTGCCGGCACGATGCATTTCCCGCTGGATCGTGATGCGCAGTATTTCGAGCAGCTGACGGCGGAGCGGATTCGCACCCGGTATGTGAAGGGTTTTCCGCAACGTTTCTGGTGGAAGCCGGATGGCCGGCGCAACGAAGCGCTGGATTGCCGGGTGTATGCCTATGCGGCATTGCACGGCTTGCTATCGATGGGTCTGAATCTGAACAAGCGGGTGGAGGCCTTGCCGCCGATTCCGGTTAGTCGGCAGCGAACTGCAGCCCCTGTCGGCAAGGCAGCGCTGACGCCGAGCCCACGCCGGCGGCGGATGGCGATTGCGTCGAACTATGTCTGATCAGTTCGAACGGGGCAGCGTAGCGCTCAGGCGTGCAGCGCCTTGAGTGCTACGTCTGGTGCAGTGGTGACGATTTTGAGCAAGGCGGCGGCGGGGCCAGTGGGGTTGCGACGGTGTTGCTCCCAGTTCTGCAGGGTTTTGACACTGACGTGCATCAACTGGGCAAATTCACCTTGCGACAGTCCAATCTGCTCACGCACTGCCTTGACGTCAGGGGCGTCAATCCGGGTGCGCCGGGCAGCCGGCATTTCGCCACGAGAAATCGCCTTGGCCTCTTTCAGGCTTTGCACCAGATCATCGAACAATCCTTGGTCCATTGTCATAGCTCCTTCACAAGTTCGCGCAGCAGCGCAGTTTCCTGATCGGTCAGGGTGTCCTTCTTCGACTTCGGGTAGATCAACAGCATGTAAATCTGGTGGTCATCCTTGATCCAGTAATAAATCGCCCGCACCCCACCGCTTTTGCCGCGCCCCGGCAGGGCATGACGCAACTTCCGGATGCCGCCGCCCTTGAGGATGTCGCCTCGTTCGGGGTTTGCCACCAGGACATTCTGAAGCGACCGGTATTCCTCATCCGACAGCAGATCGGCCAGCAGACGGGTGAAGGTCGGGGTTTCGATAAATTCCATAACGCCAGTATATACGCCATTGGCGGATACCGTAAAGACTGAACTCGCCAGCTGCGCTGGCCAGGAGCACTCATGACCCTCGATCAACTCAAGACCCAACGCGACGCCCTGCAGGCCGCGCGCTACAACGGCGTGCTGACGATCAAGGCCGGCGACAAGTGGGTGACCTACCGCTCGGATGCCGAACTCCAGTCGGCCCTGCATGACCTGGAACGCGAGATTGCCCAACAGGAAGGCCGACCGCGTGCCCGGCGCATCCGGACCATTTGTGGAAAGGGATTGTGATGAAGGCATTCCAGAATCTACGCCGCAAGGTCGGTGCAATGATCGGCGGTTTCGAAGGTGGACTGTCCGCCCGGCGCCTCAAGACCTTCCACGCCAGCCGCGCCCACGTCAACACCCTGATCCAGGCCGCCGGGGCCGACATGACCGCGCGTGCCCGCTTCCTGATCCGCAACAACGGCTATGCCGCCAATGCCGTCGAGTCCTGGGCCGGCAATGCAGTCGGCACCGGCATCAAGCCCTCGTCGGGTATCAGCGATGCCGCACTCAAGGATAGTGTGCAACGCCTGTGGTTGCGCTGGACCGACGAGTCGGATGCCGAAGGGCTGACTGATTTTTATGGCCAGCAGCGCCGCGCCGCCCGCGAACTGTTCATCGCCGGCGAGGTGTTCTTCCGCATTCGACCACGTCGGTCGGAGGATGGGCTGACGGTACCGCTGCAGTTGCAGATGCTGCCGGCCGAGATGCTGCCGCTCAATCACAACGAGCAACTCCAGAACGGCCATCGTATCCGCCAGGGCATCGAGTTCGACCGCATCGGCCGGCGCGTGGCCTATCACTTCCTGCGCCGCCACCCGGGCGACATCACCGATCCGGGGCTCTCGGGTGAAACGGTGCGGGTGCCGGCCGAGTCGGTGCTGCACATCGTCGATCCGGTGGATGCCGGGCAGTTGCGCGGTGTTTCAAGATTCTCGCCGGCATTGGTGAAGCTGTTCCTGCTCGACCAGTACGACGATGCCGAACTGGACCGCAAGAAGGTCGCGGCGATGTTTGTCGGGTTTGTGCGCAGGCCGGAGCGTGACTTCGACAACAGCAATGAGTCCGACGACCGAGGCGAACCGCTGCTGCCGCTCGAGCCGGGGCAGTTGCAGATTCTCGACGATGGCGAGGACATCACCTTCTCGACGCCGGCTGACGTCGGCGGCAACTACGAATCCTTCCAGTACCGCACCTTGCTGCAAGTGGCCGCCGCCCTTGGCTTGCCCTACGCCAATCTGTCAGCAGACATGCTCAAAGCCAACTACTCGAACACCCGGGCGGCGCTCTTGGAGTTTCGCCGGCGCATCGAGGCCTTCCAGCACTCGGTGCTGGTGTTTCAACTGTGCCGGGCGGTGTGGGCGCGCTGGATGGATATGGCGGTGTTGTCGGGTGCTCTGAAATTGCCTGATTACGAAACCCGCCGTGCCGACTATCTCGACTGCGCCTGGTTGCCGCCGCGCTGGGACTGGGTCGATCCGCTGAAGGATATCCGGGCCGAAATCGTCGCCATTGAGGCGGGGCTCAAGTCGCGCACCCAGGCCATTGCCGAACGCGGCTTCGATGCGGCAGCGGTGGATGCCGAGATTGCCAGTGATCACCGGCGTGAGGACAGCCTGGGATTGCTGTTTGGCAGAGAGCCTCCGCCTGCAGCACCGCCGCCGGCAGCCACACCCGACTCCGCGACCTGAGGACTTTCCCCATGACTGATCTGCCCTACCTGGCGTCCCGCCTCTACGGGACGCCGCTCCTGATTGCGCGCCCGAAACTCGACGTGATCCTTGGGGTGGTGGCGAGGAAGCTGGCCGGCGATACGCTGGCGACGCCGCCACCGAATGTACAGCTGCGCAGCGACAGCCTCCAGATTACCGACACCGGCATCGCGCTGATCCCGATCCTCGGCACCCTGGTGCGGCGCGCCAGCTATCTCGGGGCGGCCAGCGGACTGACCAGCTACCACGACATCGAAGGGATGGCCGAGAGCGCCTTCGCCGATCCCCGGGTGAAGGCCGTGCTGCTGGAAATTGACTCCAGTGGTGGCGAGGCCGGTGGCGTGTTCGATCTGGCGCAGCGCCTGCGTACCTTGGCCCAGACCTCGGGCAAGCCGCTGTGGGCGATTGCCGACGAAGCCGCGCTGTCTGCTGCCTACGCCTTGGCCTGTGCCGCCGACCGCCTGTGGCTGACCCGCACGGCCGAAGTCGGTTCCATCGGCGTGGTCGCGGTGCATGTCGATGAATCGGCGGCCGATGCCAAGGCGGGGATGACTTACACCTTCCTGCACGCCGGTGCTCACAAGGTCGACGGCCATCCGCATGCGCCGTTGTCCGAGGCGGTGGCGACCGACATTCAGACCGACATCGAGGGACTGCACAGCCAGTTCATCGAGTTGGTCGCCGGGTTTCGTCGCCTGGCACCAGAAGCCATCCGTGCCACCGATGCCCGTGTCTATCGCGGTGCGGTGGCCCTTGCTGCCGGTCTCGCCGACCAAATCGGCACACCCCGCGAGGCACTGGCGGCACTCAGTCAGCAGTTGGCCACCACGAACCAAGCTGCCCCTCGGCCGGCATCCCGTTTTTCCCCACGAACCCAATCACGCTCTCAGGAGATTTCCATGACTGATCAAAGTCCCATCTTGCCGTATGACGATACCCAGCTCACGCCGACCCCGGCACCATTGGATGAAGCTGCCATTACCGCCCAAGTCGAAGCCCGGCTGCGCCGCCAACTGGCGGAACTGACCGAAATCGCCACACAGGCCAAACGTCTCGGTGTGTCCGTCGATCCGGCCCAAGCCCTGGCCCGTGGCGTCACCCCGGATGCCCTGCGCCAGACGGTGCTGAAACAGGCCGCCGAACGCGATGTCGCGGAAGACGTCGTCGCCCAGGCCCCGGCGCTGTCTGCCAATCCATCTCAACCCACCCCGGTCGCCGACAGCAAGCTCGTCAAAGCGGCCCAAGCCTATGGAGACCGTAAATGACCGTTCTGACTTCCCCTGCCACCCTCGGTGATCTTCTCAAGCGCGAGTTCGATCCCAACTACAGCCGCGAAACGGTGACTTTAAAGTCCGGCACGGCCTACCCCCTGGGTGCCGTGCTCGGTCGCGTCACGGCCGATGGCAAATACATCCTCTCGCCAGCGGCCTCGACCACCGGCAGCGAAGGCGCCGAAATCGCCAATGCCGTGCTGATCGAGGCGGTGGATGCCACGGCCGCCGATACCCCAGCACTCGTGCTCGTGCGTGGCCCAGTGATCGTTGCCGACCGGGCGCTGGTTTTTGATGCCTCGGTCGCCGATGCCGCCGCGCAATCCGTCAAACACCAGCAACTGGCGGCGCACGGCATCGTTGTGCGTCCGGTCGCCTGATTCACTTTTCCAGGAGTTTCCCCATGACCGTAATCGTCAATCCCTTCGATGCCGGCGGTTTCACGCTGGCCGAGATGTCGGCCGCCATCCAGTTGCTGCCCAACCCCTATGGCCGCGTCGGCCAACTCGGTCTGTTCGCGCCCGAGCCGATCTCGCAGCGCAACGTCACCATCGAATCCATCGAAGGCGAGTTGCGCCTGCTGCCCGCCGTTGCCCTCGGCGCGCCAGCGACCGTTGGCACCAGCGACAAACGCGAAGTGCGCTCCTTCTCGGTGCCGCACATCCCGCATAACGACGTCGTACTGCCGGAGGAAGTGACCGGCATTCGTGGCCTCGGCCTGGCGGCCAGTGAAGACCCGCTGGTCACGATCATGACCCGAAAACTTGCCCGCATGCGCGCGAAACACGCGCAGACGCTGGAGTACATGCGCGTAAACGCCTTGCTGGGCGTCACCAAGGACGGGGCCGGCAACACCCTCTACGACTGGCACACGGCTTTTGGCCTGGACAAGAAGTCGGTCGACTTCAAGTTCGCCGACGGAAAGGATCTGGTCATTCGCTGCACCGAGGTGGCGCGCCATATCGAATCGAGCCTCAAAGGCGAGATGATGACCAGCCTCCACGCCCTGGTCAGCCCCGAGTTCTTCGACAAGCTGGTCACGCATGCCTCGGTCGAGAAGGCCTATACCTTCGCCCAAGGTACGGCTGGCACCAATCCGCTGAAGGACGATGTGCGTCGAGGCTTCCGCTTTGGCTCGATCCTGTTCGAGGAGTATTTTGGGACGGTCACGCTGTCGACCGGACAAACGGTGCGCCTGATTCCCGAGAAGGAAGGCATCGTGTTCCCGCTCGGCACCTTCGACAGCTTCCGTACCTACTTCGCGCCGGCCAACCTGATGGATGCNGTCGGTACCTACGGGCAGGANCTCTANGCCTACCAGNTGGCNCGNCCCAACGGNACCGGCATCGACATCTACACCCAGTCCAACCCGCTGCCGATTGTGAAGCGTCCGGCACTGACCGTGCGGCTGCACTCCAGCACAGGGTGGTAAGTGGAAGGGGGAGGCCATGACCGTCTTTGCTGACCTGACCCGTGCCCTATCCGCCACCGTGCTCGCCACCTTTGGGGAGCCGGTGGTGTTTCACTTCGAGGGGCAGGCAGCCCCTATCGACGGCACGGGCGTTTTTACTGCCGTGCATCAGGAAGTCGATGCCAGTACGGGTGTGGCGGTGTCCACCGTGCAGCCGGTACTGGAGGTTCGGCAGGTTGATCTGCCGGCCATGCCGACTGAAGGCGATGCCGTCACGGTGCAAGGCGTGCTCTACCTGATTGTCGACGTGCGTGCCGATGGTCACGGATTTCTGAAGCTGATGCTGCATCGGGGAACGCAAGGAGGACATCGCGATGAAACATCCTCGGACCCTGATCCGTGAGGCGGTACGCGACCGACTGGTGGCACAGTTGTCCACCATCGA